GTGGATTTGCCGGACCCATTAGTACCCACAATAAGAGTTGATTTACTCTTATTAAGTTCTATTGTTATTGGGTTATTGCCGGTTGAAAGAAAGTTTTTATATGTTAGTTTCTGAAACTGTATCAAGTAAAATCTCCTGAGAGGTTGGAGTGAACATCATTCCTAGACCAATACTATTTACTTGTTCTAAAAATATGTCACAATCATTATATAAGGTCGCTGCAAAGAGACCACTTTGAAAACTTATATCTAAGTTCATTTCATTTATATCTATACTATGTTTTTTAATAGCTAAATTAATAAAGTAATCACCAGTGCCTGATAGTGTTCCGCAATTTAATTTCCAATATTCTATACCACCAAGCACCATTAATACAAGTTGCTTATCTTCAAAATAAGCTCGATATTTTTCTTTATCTAAATCATCTGAATCTTCTTCAACAATAGACGGTTTTATATCAGGGTCTGTTGTTGGAGTTTCATCAGTTACAATCTCAGGCTGAGGGCTAAAATCAGTCCATACCTGTTCAATTTCGGCCCACGCCAATATTGGTAATAAAGTTAATATTAATATTAGCCTCTTATATCCTCGCATGCTTCTCCTTCACATACTGGTGTTTCGACAACAACTGGGTCACCACCTACACCAACCAATCCTTTAGCTTTAGTCATTTGTGCTTCTAACATTGCACAGCCGGCTACATTAAATAAAATGATAAGACCTACTATCACAAGTGCTAGTATTCCCCATCTACTTTTTGAAATTTTTTTCATTTCCATTATTGTATCTCCATATCTAAGGCATCGTTATATAAAGAGTTCATAAGGGTCTTTAACTTATCCTTATTCAAATCTGTATTCGCACCATCTATATAACTTGCCATTAAGTCAGTCGTATTTTCTATATCTTCTATATTAGTAAGAACATTCTCACCTAAGAATTCAGAGAAATTTTCAGCTATTTTTAAATCATGTGTATTCAGCTCTGATATTCGTTCAATAAATTTATCAAACATAAATGGGTTCGACTTATTACCCACGATTACCTTAACAAATTTATCTATACATATATTTATATCAAAATTATTATAATCTTGATTTGTATCATCATATTGTATTTTTTCAAATATTGTTAATGGATTAGCAATTCTTTCTATTTCTTGTGTATCTGTATCTAATATATGAAAATATTTTTGGTCATTAGCATCAGCCCATGTGAATTCCATTTGACATCCTAGGTATCTGATATTGCCTTGTTGTGATGAAGCATGATAATGTCCAGATAAAACTAAATCAAAATGTTTAAATGGATCAGCACTCATTCCCGAATTTATTGGCTGTTTAATACCCCTCATCATTTCAAAGTTAGATAATTCTAAATGAGCTAAAAGTATACCTTTATTCTTTTTTATAAAATTCATTGAATGTTCATAATTTTCTGAATTAATCCACGGCATCAAGTGAATATCTAATCCATCATAATTTAATGTAGAAGGCTTCATTATAATATTAATATTTTTTGTATAATATCCTAAAAGTTCTTTAAGAGAACAAAGTTCATTTGTATTCTTATGAAACACATCATGATTTCCTGGAATTACATCCATAGTCATACCATTTTTAGTTAATGGTTCAAGAAAATATTTTCGATTAGCATTAAGAGCTTTAAAGTTTACAAATTTTCTATGGTCATAATAATCACCAAGATGTATTATATGTTTAATATTATTTTCTTTACAGTATGGAAAAAAGATTTCGGTAAAAAATCTTTCTTGAAAATCTATGAATATTCGTGAAGAATTCCTGACACCACAATGAGTATCATTTAATAATGCTATTTTCATTCTTTTATTTTACCTTCAAATGACCAATGAATAACTCTGTTTTTAAGTTCCCTTGAAGAGAATGGATGATGACGATTATTATAAAATGTTTCTATTTCTAAGTCATCACCTGTAAATGGTTTACCATGATAATCTGCACCAACAAATCTTATATCAGGCATTTTAAGTTTAAGTAAATTAATTAAATCCTCTTCATTTTCATATGGTATAATCTCATCAACATATTTTACGCCTGACAATTGTATATGTCTTTCCATAAGACTTTGAACTGGTCGTCTTTTACGTTTAATTGGTGAAGTATTAATACCACATATTAAATAATCACAATGCTTCTTACACTCACGTAACATTTCTATATGGCCTGCGTGTAATAAATCAAATGGTGAACATGTAAATCCTACTTTCATTTAAACGGGTCTCCTTTTACCCAAACAACTATTGAATACCTTGTGCCCTTTGTAACTGGGTCTACTTTGTGCCATATATCAGATGGGAATACACTAACAGAACCTTTTGGTTTTAACGTATCAACTAATCTAGGACTAGTTTTTCCATATTGTTCTTCAACATCAATATAAAATTCACCACCTTCATAATCATCATTAAGGTTTATAGTTATACTTAACTTTCGTATTTGAGAATTAGTTTCAAATGTTTCTGGAATTTGAGTATCTCTATGCCACCCATAATATTGACCAACTTTATATTGTGTAAATTGAACAAAATCGACTGGAGCCCATTGGAAATTCCAACCAGCATCTTTATTTGCTTTTACTATATATTCATTACATATATCAAGAACCCATTTGTCATATATCCAAGCTACGTCTGAATCTCTTAATTTAGTCAACTTTTGGCCACCATGTTTACCTTTAACTGGTATTTGTGATAAACCATATTCAATTATTTGGTCACACATTGCTGGTGGAATAGCACCAGGAAATGTCCAATTATAATTTTTTAATCTCACCGTAATTCATTATTAATTAAAATAACTTCTTCTAATAATTTTAATGGTGAACCTTTTCTAGAAGCAGAAGTAGCAAAAGCTAATGTATCTTTTGGAAGACACATACCACCAAATCCAAATTCTCTATCATGTCCTGGTACCGTCATATGACTTTTACCAATACGTTCATCCATTGCTACTAACTCTGTCAATTCATCAAAACCATCATCGCAATACATATTATATAGCTCATTAAAAAATATAACTTTGGTTGCAAGGAAACTATTTATAGTATATTTTGCATAGGCTGCATTTTTCATAGATGTAAATCTAACTTTATCTATTTTAATACCTGAATTTATATATAAATCATACCATGACCTACAATGATGTCCACCAAAGATAGCAAACTTTTGATGACAGAATTGTTTATGTGAATCAGCTTCTGTTAAGAACTCTGGATTAAATGTTACTTCCTGATCATCTTCAAGCAACTCAACTAATTCAAGTGATATAGTTGACTTAATAAGGATAGGTACTGCTGGAACTTCCATTCTTATAGTTGTTATATATTGTTCAACTAACATATCATCACATTCACCTCTTGGTCCCTGAGGAGTGGGTAAACATATTATAATACCATCATAAGAACTATAATCTATATCATCATTTGGTTCTATATCTAAAAGATCTATTGTATTATTTTCTACCAGACCTTCATATACTGCTTGGCCTACTATACCAAATCCAATTATTAATAAATTCATTTATTTCCCATAAACAATTCTAATCCTTTTTTCTTTTCTTCTTTAGCGAATTTTTTAATTGCTGTATCAGTTTCTTTAATTTTACTTATCTTCTCACGAAGAGTATCAAGAAATGATTGGTCAATAGGATTATTAATATCAATACTAGAAACAAAGTCTTCAATATTTGCTTGCTCCATAAATTTGAATTTAATATCTGTTTGTTTCTTTTCTTTAACAATTCTACGTATAAAAGCGAAGTAAGCTATTTGAGTGAAGTAAGAGAATGCGTTTGGCTTGCCCGTACGGGTAGCTGTATCTATATTGTAATTATATATTGCTTTTAAACAATTCTCTACACCATCCATAACCATTTCATCTCGATATGTATATCGTACAAAGTTTGGTTTATGGGATAGACCTTCACAGATCTTCATAAAGCATATAGCAATATAATCTGGTACTACTGGATTCTTTTCTCCTTTTGCTTTAGCTTCATTTGATGAAGTTACATAATCAACTACAGCATATGAAAATTCACGATTATTTACGTAATGAGGTTTGTCTCTAGGTTTAATTTTCTCAGGCATTTTTATGTCTCAAATTGTGCTAATAATATAGTTATTATATCATAGTTTATAGTTAATGTAAACAGCTAATATATATAATTTTTTCATATTTATTTTCAATTTGCTGTTTACTTTTGTCCATTTCTATGATATAATAGAATAGTTCTGTCGGGGAGACTAGATATAGATTCTAGTGTAGGGAAGAGTTGCCTCTGATAGCCATAGATGTTTCTTTCTTTTCCTGTTCAATTCCTTCTACTTGGTCAAGTAATATTCTCATATAATAAGCTTTAATATCTAAATGGACATCGGTTTCAAACATTATATTATGAACATCCATGTGATGTAATTTAGATTCAGAGAATGGTAGATATGGAGAAAAGACTAGTTGTTGTTCACCTTCCATAACCATTTTCATTGGTTCTTCAATTGCAATAGTATCTAATTCATCTTCATCATGTACATACGCAATAATTGATTCGCCAGATATTAATTTAAACATTTTGACGGGAACATCTTCCAATGAATCAGGAAATTTCTTTTCTATGTCTTCCATATATCTATTTATAATAACTTAACCTCATGTATCTTAAATTTAAACCTCTCTTTAGCATATATTTTAACCCTTTCAGCTGAATGATTTAAGGTATAATTCTTTTTAGATTTCCAATGTAGGTCATCTGATATATCGTATAATGTAGTATCTTTATCTGTTTTTCTTAATCCTCTACCAATAGACTGTAATACTCTTATCTGACTCTTACTAGGAGAGGCGAAAATTATATTATGTAAATTAACTATATTTATTCCTGTAGAGAATGTACCATAAGAACATACTAATATAGCATCCTTCTCTATCTCTGTGATAGCTCTTATTTCTTCACGTGTATCAGCTGGCGTCTTACCACTTACGAAAAACACTTTTCTTTTGCCTATTCCCCATAATCCTTCTACGGCTTCATTAATCATTCTAAATAATGGTTCACCATGCTTTTCTACAAATTGGAATAAAATTAATGTATTGCCCTTTTGGTCTAATGCAAGATTTTTAATAAATTTATTTCGCGCATCACATGTAACAATATAATCTACCTCATCTTGATATTTCATTTTAGATACTTCTTTACATGCTTCTTCTTTATGTTTAAGTAATATGATATCTATATTGAGATTTGCAAGGTCTCCTCTATCAATTAAAGCTTTAGAGGTTGTAATATTTTTATGAGGACCAAATAATCCTTCTAATACAAGCTTATGAGTTTGTGTACCGTCAAGAGTACCTGTTAATCCAAATCTATATCGAGCTTCAGTGCATTTGGTTAGTATACTAGTAAGAGACTTAGCTTTAAAATTATGAGCCTCATCACCTATAACCATACCAAATTGTTGGAAATATCCTTTTTGCATTTTATATATAGATTGCCATGTAGATATATAAACTCTTTTAGTTTCATGACCTTTATCAAGTCCTGCCATAATCTCATGACAATTCTCAGTTGCAAACCAATCATCATCATTATCTGCATACTCACAAAAGTCACCATACATTTGTTTAACGAGTGAAGTGGTAGGTACAATTATTAATACTTTATCTTCATTAGTTGCTAAAAAATATCTCATAAGGAGATATATTATTAATGATTTACCTGAAGCTGTAGGAGATACTAATAATCCTGAACGAGTTCTTAATCCATGTTGAATAGCTTCTAACTGATAGTCTTTTGGTATATATGGTATTGGTAAATCTTTAATCCAAGATAGGTCATCATTATAATCCATACCAGGAAGATTATATTTGTGGGGAGGTTCTTTTAATATAGATATAAGTTCTATATTTCTTTCTATACAAAAAGCTTTTATATAACCAAATAATCCTGAATAGATTGATTGGTCACGCATATTAAAGAGACGAATCTTTCCATCCCATAATTTGTTTCTAAATTGAGGTGTGAACTTGTAGTTAGGGACATAAAAAGTAAATGCCTCTGCTAGTTCATGTAATATTCCTTTATCATCACAGTCAATATAAAGGAATGCATTATCTTTAACCTTTACGGT